ATTTTTAGAAGCTCTATCTCTAACAGTTCTTACCTCTATCCCTTTATGTCTAAATATTTCTATATCACCTAAACCAGATTGCCCTTGCGCTTGTAGACCAGCGGGGTCACCAAAATAAGCATTGACATTATATTTTTTAGATAATATCATATCTGCTAGTTCATCTGTTTTAATATTTTTCTTATGCAATATTTCATCAATCATACTTACATGCCATTGTCCATTAACTCTAAAAAGTTGAAACCAACCTACTGCTGGCATTCTATATCCAAAGTCAATAGAACAAAATGTTGGGTAATTAGGATTATAAGGATAATTACCCATATCCTTAGATCTGTCAAACGGATATACTCTACCCTCGAATGAAGTAAATGCTGCCCTGAATTCCTGATCAAACATTTCTTTAGACATATTTCTTTTTCTCTCGATAAGAAACGGATCGTCTTTACCTTCAGGAAAAGCAAATTGATTTTCCCAAGATGGTGCTTGATGCGACTCCCATAACTTATCGGTCTGACCTAATAGAAATAAATCATACAACCAATTAAATCCTTCAGGAGTAGATATAAATATACATTTACTATCTTTTTTATCGGCAAGCGTAGGTGAAAGGTACATATCCCAAACTTTCTTCTTTACCTTAGCTGCCTCGTCTATTACAAGCAAATCAAGTCCTGCCCCAACTAACGAGTCAGGGTTGTCTGCTGATTTAGCTTCAATTGTTGTGCCCCACTTAAACCGAATGATTCTCTCTTTTTCAGAGGCTTTTTCTATATCGTTGGCTTTACCAACAACCATTCGCTTCCAAACTTCACGAAACATAATATCGGCTTTATCGTAAGATAGTCCTACTAGCCATATAACTTTATTAGGTTGTGAGGCATAATACGTTGCTTCCATTGCTGCAGAAGTAGACTTACCAAATCTTCTACCACAAACCATGACAAAAAACCTAGCATCCTCTTTTTTTGGGTAATGCAATTTGACTTGACCATTATGAGGTGTATATCCCATGTAGTCAAACCATTTTTTCTTAAAATTTTGTAGATCTTTATTTAAAGATTGCATAATTCCTTGCAAGTAATATAAGTTACCTACAAGGATATATACAAGATTTTGTATATAAACTACAATTTAAACACAATATGTGGAGGTATGACAGATGTCAGAAGCAACAATGAATCCAGAAGGAACTCAAGAAACAGCAGGGCAAGATGCCCAATCTACGGGTACAGATAGTAGTGTAGATTATAAAGCACTCTATTTTGAAGAGGTAGAAAATGCGAAAAAGCAAAGACACGCAAAGCAAGAGTTTCAATCTCAACTATCTACTATGCAGAAAGAAAAAGAAACTGCTAAAGTTAGAAGTTTAAAAGAACAAGAGAAATATAAAGAACTTGCAGAAGAGCTACAAAAGAAGGTTGATACATTATCACCTTATCAAGAGAAGTATGAAGCGTTTGAAGCTCAAACTAGAAGTGAATTGCTTGATCAGCTACCTGAGGAAGATAGAGAACAATTGGCTAATAAGGATATTAGTACAATTAAACTATTTGTAAATAAATTTAAAACACAAAAGCCTCAGAATGTAGATCATGTTCCTGGAAGAACTCGTGGTGTTGTTCAAGATAAGCCTTGGGCTGAAATGGATGATAACGAAAGAAGAGCCTTCTACGAACAAGCTGCAACAAAGAGGTAAATTAACGAAAGAAGGTATTAAAAATGAATAGTAAATTAACTCTTAGTGGTGGATTGCAAGATTCAACAGATGCTGTTCTAGATAAGTTTATCCCTGAAATTTGGGGGGTTGCCCTTCAAGATTATTTTGAAAAAAATCTTGTTTTCGGTTCAATTGCAAACGACTTATCAGGATTAGTTGCAGGAGGTGGCGATATGATTCACCTTCCTAAGCATAGCGAAATAGATGCTACAAGTTTGTATGGCGGTGATAACAATGCTCTTGCATCTTCGGCTCTAACCTTTACTGCAGGTACAGCATCAGAAGGAGAACATACTCTTTCTATAGACCAATCAACAATGGCAGCAGTTGCAATAACTGATATTTCAAGAGCACAATCAAGCTACGATGTAATGAACATTTATACTCAAAAGCTTGGCTATGCGCTAGCAAAAAAAATAGACTTTTATTTAGCACAAAAGCTTTATCAAGCAGTAACATTTAATGATGGCGCAAATAGTGACACAGACGGAGCATCATCAGGAAATGTTATAAGCTTTGTTGCAAACTCAAGCTATGACATTAAAGCTTCAGGTGTAGCTAACATGATTAAAGCAATCTACGAAAGCGATGCTAATATTGATGATTATACAATGGTTCTTAATCCTGCGACATACAGCTCATTGTTTAAGTTAGACGAATTTGCTAGATACGATGGAACAGGTCTTGCTGGAGATTCAAACCCACTTATTAGTGGTTTCGCAGGTAAGCTAGGTGGAGTACCAGTGGTGATTTCAAACAACTTTGTTCATGCACCAAGTGCTGCTTACGTTCAAAGTTCAGCTCCTCAGTTCAACAAAGCTGATACTGATTCATCTGAAACTGCTGAACTTGCAGGGTACTTGATTCATAGAGATTCAATGCACATTGCATATTCTTCTGGTATGAAAGCTAGAGTACAAAGCGATTACGATCTACCAACATTGTCTACACGTTTCGTTGCAGATAGTGTTTATGGATGCTTAATTACATCAAATAATACAACCAATCAAAAAGTTTGGGCGTTAACAACTGGTGCATCTTAATAAGCTGTAATCTAATATTAAGGGGGTGGGCAACTGCCCCCTTATAAAATGGAGAAAAAATGATTTTAAAAAAAGTAATAGAAGTGGTTAAAGAAATTCCATCGGAAGCTAATCCTAAAAAATGGTTTGAAGAAGGTTGGGTAGAAGTAAAAAAAGAAAGACCTAAGGCAAAGCCAAAGCCTAAAGCTAAAAAGAAAAAAGTAGTTAAGAAGAAGAAGTGATCGATTCAGTTTTACATTTCTTTAAACACGCTTTGGGTATATGTGGAGAACCACATCCAAGTTTTTTGATGGGAGGATTTGGAGTTTTCACTTATTGTTTATATTGCGCTAAAAGTCTAAAAAATAAATTTAAAGCAGATAATGAAAGATCTTAATAATTTAAAAAAACAAATTGCTTTACATGAGGGATACGAACCTCGTGTTTATAAATGCCCTAATGGTTATGATACCATAGGGTATGGGTTCGCTATAAAAGATTTATATATGGATCGTCAAGTTGCAGACCTTATTCTAGATACAAAAATTAATGATATAATAAAAAGTATAGGCAATCACGATGATTGGAGTCAATGGTTTTTTGAAAAACCAAAACCTATAAAAGAAGTTCTTATAAATATGATATTCCAGATCGGATTTACTGGAGTACGAAAGTTTAAAAAAACAATAAAATACATAAAAGATGATAACTTTTTAATGGCGGGCGAGGAGATGCTCGATAGTAAATGGGCGAGGTCAGATAGTCCTAATAGGGCTAAAGAGTTAAGTGAAATAGTTAAGTCACAATAACAAGCCAGGAGGTCTATGATAGACCAAAAAAAGTTAGTTTGTCCTAATTGCTACCATATAGGTATGCGCAAATCGGGCAAAGACTACAAAGGTGCGCAAAGATGGGAGTGCCCAAAATGTTTGTGCTCTACTATATATCCGATTTACGATGCAGACTTGGATATCATAAAAGAGAACGTACGTTTATCTAAACAAAGACAGCGCGCCCAAGATAAAAATAGAATTCAGAACAAAGCATTTCGAGAACATGCGAGGGTTGAGAATGCGATTGAAGAATATACTAAGAAATTAGTAACGCTCTTTGAAAACAACAACCTTAACAAATCTACTAATAAATTTAAGGTTAACGATAAAGCCTGTGGCGTACTGCAACTGAGTGATGTGCATTTCAATGAAATAGTCGAATTAGAAAACAATCGATATGATTTCAATGTTGCATCGGCAAGAATAAGAACCTTTGTAAATAAGGCTAAAAAGTACTTTAAAACAGCAAATATAAGTAATGTTGTGGTAGCTTTGACTGGTGACCTTATGAATAGCGACAGAAGACTCGATGAACTTTTAAATCAAGCTACAAATAGAGCTAATGCCACTTTTCTTGGAGTGGACATCCTCCAACAGGCAATCTTAGACCTTAATGAAGACTTTAACGTGACAGTTGCTTCTATTATAGGTAATGAAGGTAGAGCTAATCCTGAAATGGGTTGGTCGAAGATAATAGCTTCTGATAACTATGATTATACAATTTTTCAATGTTTAAGGTATTTATTTAGAGATAGTAGTATTAAATTTGTACAAGGGAATCCATCAGAATTAGTGATAAATGTAGCAGGTCAAAATTTATTGATGCTACATGGTCACGGGTCTTTAAGAGGGAAACTAGAATCAGCGGTAAATCAGATTATAGGAAGATATTCTCTTAAAGGCATAGCAATAGACTATATGATTTTTGGTCATGTACATTCTGCGAGGATAGGTGACGGATACGCCAGATCAAGTAGTCTAGTTGGAAGTAATGATTACGCTGAAAAAGCTCTTAATCTTAGTGGGAGAGCAAGTCAAAATTGCTATATATTTTACGATGACGGAAATAGAGATGGAATTAAAATAGATTTACAAAATACCGATGGTGTAGGTTACAACATCGACAAATCATTGGAGGCATACAATGCCAAAAGCGCAAGTAAAGCAAAAGAGAAAAAGACAATCTTCGAAATTGTCATATAAGTTTTGGAGCGACACAACTCCATTACCAAAATTTTATAAATGAAAATGATAGATAAGAAAATATCACTAGGAACTATTATAACCCTAGCTACAATACTTGGCACGTTTATGTTTACGCAAGGCGCAACAGACAATAGAATACAAGTAGTAGAAGAGAGTGTTAAAGATAATAGAATGAAAGTTACATCTAATAAAGAGAAGACTCAAAATCTAGAAGTTAAGATTGCAAGGATAGAGTCAAAAATAGATGAAGGCTTTAAAAATTTAGAACGATTATTACAAGACAAGTAAATGAATGAACGAACAACAATTACAAGCAATAGGAACAGATGTTATAGGAAGCTATGGATGGCTATTTGTAGTTGGTTTTTTGGCAATACTTTTCAGATCGACCATCGAAGGGCTAACAGAAAGCTTTAAGATATTTTGGGGAAATGCTATCAATGTAGGTGATGTTATCTACATTTGGTTAGAAGGGAAGAAGTATGCAGGGAGAATAGTTCGTGTAGGTTTATTTAAATGCTCTATCATAGTGTATAACGTAGGTCATACACACGATGGAGAGCCATATATAAGTGGTGGCGAAGATTTAGAAATACAAAATAGTAAGTTGAAAGACTTTATAATGACAAGACCAATGGAAAAGATTGACATAAGCAATTTTAAAACCAATGGTTATAAAAAAGATTAAAAAAGGAGAAAAGCATGTTTGAATCAGTATTAGGAATGTTAGGGGAGAACTCAGGACTAATAGTTGGAGGAGGAGGATCAGCAGTTGTTTTATGGGTATTAAAGAAGATACCTAACGAAAACATTTGCGGAGTAGTAGAAGTGGCTTTTGAAAGTTTAGGAAAAGTAATGACACTTGGATTAACAAGATGGTCGGCAACAAAAAAAGTATGGAACTCAACAATTGAACCTTGGTTTATTGATCTTATAGACAATGTATTTGGCTCAATGGTGAGAGGTCTTATTAAGGGATTAAGGAGCGATGATTAAATGGCTAGCAAATAAGCTATACCCATTTTTTTCGACAATAATGCAAAATGATGAGGGGATGCTAAACATCCACAAGCGTTTGCAAAAGCTTGAGAAGGAGGCGCATCCCCCTCTGTATGAAAAAGATACGATATTTAAAATACATAAAAGATTAGAGGATTTAGAGATAGCAAAGTTTGTAGATAAATTTCCAAAGATGAAGAATTACGAAGGAACTGATTAGTGACATATAGCCCAAGACAACCTAGAATATTTATGGATGAATCAAGAGATTTATCTAAATATCTTAGTATTGACTTTTGTCTTGATGAACACTCTCGTGCTCTTTGGTTAGGTGAAAACAAGACACCTCTGTCGATGTCTAAAACATCTGTAAACATAGAGGGAGATTTTAATGTAAGTGGAAATATTGTAAGTCACAATGGGTCGATTACAGACGGATCTGGAAATGTTCTAGGAAGTGGCGGTGGAGCATCAGCTTTAAATGACTTATCAGACGTATCTTATTCTAGTGGAGATTTAACTATAACTAGTTTAGATAAAATTATTGCAGATGACTTTGTTGTAGATTCTGGGGCTAGTATTGCACTAGATTCTCATAATGGTAGATTTGTTGTAGCAAATGCAGGAACAGAATTTAGTGTAGCTAATAGTGCTTATGCTGGAATGATAATAGGCTATCAAATGATTGGAGAGCAAGGGGGGCATGAAACAGAAGTTTTAACAACTAGTTTTGCAGTAACCGATGCAAATCATCGAGTTAAATTTGTTGCTCCGCCATCAGGGAAAGTAGAAATAGAAGTACAAATTTACAGAAATTCTATTACCTCAAATAAATTTTTATATTTTGGATTATCTGATAATGCAACATACAATTCTATTGGGGGAACATATGAACAATTAGTTAATTATGCAGATGAAACAGATGATATAGTATTAACACATAAATGGGTAGTATCTGTAACTGCTGGTACTACTTATGAGTATTGGTTAGGAGCAAAAACAAGCGGAACTAATTTATATTTAAATTGGGGTGGTTCTGGAAGCAATAGATTTCCTGACTTTATAATGAAAGCTACTGCACTTCCAGCAGCAACGACTGGATTTGCAGTATATGATTAAGGACAATAGGGAGAATTTATGAGTTTGAAAAACACATCACCATCAGATACATATAGAAGACTATTAAATGTACAGACTGGGATTGATGGTACAACTAGAAAAGTTATAGATGGGGATGGAAATGAGTCATCACTAAGTGTTTCTAATAATAGAATTCTATCAAAGCCAGTTGACAGTAATAATACAACTCAATTTAAAATTGAAAATTTAACAGGAACAGAATTATTTTTAGTTGATTCTACAAATTCATCAGTTAAGGCTCTGCAAAACTATGTGAACACACAATTCGCATATTTTGGAAATATGGCTACAAATGCCTTTTTTAGCGCAAATACACATCATCCTGTAGCCTTTTCTAGCTACTATGGAGCATCAGACTTAACTAATCCACCAAACTTCGGTACAGGTACTGATCCAGCAACATCTTTTACTACAGCCGAAGGTGCTGCGACTAGGGCTTCTGATTTAGTTCCATACCTTTGGTATATAAGTGATGATATAGTAATAGACTCAGTATGTTCTCTGCAAGGAGCAGATACAGCTACTGGAGATGTAAACAGAATGCATTTAATGAGCTATGACTTAACTAGCGGATCTACAACACCAATAAGTAATGGTACGGTTGTAGCTAATAATTCAGATGTTGATAATCAAGGGAGTGAACAACCTTATTTGTCAAATACGAGCCAATGGACTGTAGTAAGTTCTTCAGTAACAGCAGGTAAAGTAATTTTAGCGTTTTTTAGAAGCGACTCAGTAAATAGTGATTATAGTATAAGTATAAAAGTAAAATACCACTTGGTATAAGGAGATTTAAAATGGCATATGGAAGATCAAGAGTAACAGACACGAGAAATCAAAACAATACAAGTCTGAACGGAAGAGTTGTAAGGTCAGAATTAAGAATATCTGATGGCGAAGGAGGTATGATTGATTTAATTAACCAAAAAAATTATACAGAGTCAAATTCTTCAAATTACTTTGTAGACAATTCTGACAGCTTAACAACAATAGCAGGGTTTTCTAATGTAAAGTCTACTAGTTCATCAATATCGCCTCCTAAGGCAATAGTGGTTCACAATAGTGGATTAGTTCCACTAGAAATAGGTTTAGTAATACCTAACTATGATTCTTCTGATGAAGGTCTTGAAGGAACTAACGGATTTGTAAATTTTATGTTAATGCCAAATCATTTTTACTTTTTTCAATCACCTAGAATTTTAGCTTACAACGCAGCAACATCAACAGCAGCTGCTTCATCAATATCAGATTATTTAGTTAGTGATAGTCTTGCAACAGATTTTAAGGTTGATTCTGGAGTTGACTCTCAAGCAAATCCTGGAACTAGTGGAACTAGCATCAC